GCCTCCGTATTAGAGCCTCCTGTGCCCCACACATTCTCACCCCATTCGCCAGCACTCCAACCTATTACTGGTTCAGCAAATTCCGGGCCAGTGTTTAGCTGGTACGCGCCGACTACGGAGCTTCCACCGTTCCCTGTGTCAGACGAGTTCGCGGTAGCTGTAGCAATTATTGTGTATGTGTCTGTAGTGGGGAAGGGGCCAACTTGGTATTCTTGATTTAAGACTTCTGCGGTTATATTACCGCCAAGAGATACTGCTCCGCTGAAAGTAACAAAATCGCCTTCGAGAGCACCGTGCGCCACATCGGTAACGGTTATGGTGGTGCTGCCATCAGTCGCAGCAAAAGTTACATCCCCAGCAGCGGTAGTAGCTCGGATGGGGGTAATGTCGTAGTACCCGCCGCCATTCTCGATATAGAACTTTAGGTTAGTGCCTACACCGATCATGTCCTGTTTATTTAACGTAACCCAGTTGTGTAACGAACGGCAGACACCTTGGAATGTGGTATCTGATATACGTACCCACCCACCTATTTTTTCAGGCATACCTTGGCGGAACCGTACTTTGTCGCACTCATACCAACCGCCTTCGCTCGTGTACCGCGTGTTTTCTCGGTTTACTCCGGGCTTAAACTGTAGCTTCTGCAAAGGCATTAGCGGTACTCCCCAGTCCTTATCATCTCAGTTACTTCTAGGGCACGGTTGCCAACTTGCTTGGCCCAACGGCTGTCCATAAACTCATCCGCAGCAATATCGAACTGCTCACGGGACATGGCTTCCAGAGCGTTAACAAACCCACGCAATCGTGTAATACCTAGATTGAAGCACATATCGACCATCGCGTCTCGTCTAGCTTTATTCAGTCCTCCGTACCAGTAATACGTATCTTGCAACTCTTGATGGCAACGCTCTAAGTCGTTATGGAGTAAGTAGTCAATCTCATCAGGTGACAAGCCCAACCCAGACTCGGATATATTTCGGCCTACGCCTATGGTTTCAAAGCCCTGAGTACATTTGTAAACATGGGATTTGACGCCTTCATGGCGCTTAACCATTTCAATTAGCTCGCCCATTACTTCTCCCGTGCGACGGAGTTAACCTTTTCGTAAGAGCGCATAGCGCCCAAGCCCAACATCCCCATCATAACGGGCACAAGCAGCGTTGTATCTACTTCTGGCACTGCGAACCAAATACCAAGGATGTTGGCAATTATGGTGTTGTACAGCAGGCCAAGAGCGCATATCCAGCCGATGCAAGGTCTCCACCCAGCAACAAATAACGACTTATGTGCAGCTTCCATTTTGTTGATTTCAAGCTGGCCCTTTAGCGCCTCGTGAGCGTGTTTCTCGGACATCGTGGCAATCTCATGAGCCAAGGCGTTTTTTTGATCCTTGTCCTCTATGAACTTGTCCAACAGCCCTGTAACTGGCCCTACTAACTGTGCAACGATACTCATGTTTATCTCCTAACCGTTTTACGTTTACAGTGAGTCACCGTTTCGTATATAGAGGATGTCTAAACCTGCCGATACCGCTATGTCTGCACCAGAAGAATCTCCAATGCAGCGAACCTCTATGTCTGTTTTTTCTTCAAACTTGAGCGGAATACTGTAAGCCTGATGCAGAACGCCATTATCAATAACGTGCTTGTCCTTAGTTTGAAATACCTCACCAAAAGGTCGCGCAACTAAATGAATGTTGGCGTATTTGTTGTTTTGCGTCGTAGCGGTAGTAATGTCTTTTTGGAGCAGGTACGCCGTATGGTCTGCTGGAACCGTCCACAGTGCCATTAGACTCTGGTTATCACCTGCTGCAATCGTTGCGTATTTATCAGCAGGAACTCCGCTTGAAACAGTGCCGTCACCTGCATAAATAACACCTGCGTTTTGCCCACCAGAACCGGCAGTGTTGACCACCATGCGGTTGATGCGGATATAAGTATTTGTGGTGTTGACCGCTGTTTGACCGTTCAGCGTCACCGTCTCACTGATTTCTGCGTAGTTAGCATCTAGTCCAGATAAGGTAACGGTACGCGCACCTGTGCCTGCTGATGTATCGTTTGTAGAAGAACTGGATACTTTTAACACCGTAGCGGTTTCGATGTAGCTATACAGTCCGCCTTCAGCCCATACAGTCTCTAAGCTGTTATCAACATCTGGATTGAACCCAAACTTGAAGATAGCGTAATGCCATCCAATTTGACCTCGCTTTACCTGTAGTTCAAAAGGTTCTGTAGTCCCTACGCGGCTGATTGATGAGATTTCTTTAGTCATAATATGTTATTTCCTAATTACGCTGTTAGCCACGTCAGCAGAACAGCCAGAGTCAATGGAAGAAGGATAATCAGAACCGCTAGAACCGCCCCTATCTCTCTGACATCCTTCCAAAACTTCTTCTTGGCAGCAGCCTTTCTTGCTAGCTCGGTTTGTTTAGCTTTTCGAGCTTCGGCCATAGCAGTCATCGCTTCTTGGTACAGATCGCCGTTGCCGGAGACGGTGAACATATCCTTGATCTCACGCATGGTCTCTTGGATCTGTTTCTTTGCTAGAGCGGCTTTTACGGCATCAGCCTCTGACAGCTTACCCTCATTCTGGGCACGTTGAAGCTCAACTTCGGCACCACCGAGAGTCGATAAAAAACTGGAAATACTGGAGATGTCGTTGGTGGTCTCAGCGACCTGTTTTATCGCACTGGTAGCAGCATTTACGCCAGCTACGATAGCTGCGATTTCACCGATCATGGCTAGGCCATAAACTGCGGTAAAGCTACTGCAACAATCACCGTGACATATACGCCCCAAATCATTAGCTCAAGGCGATCAAACCGCTTACTCCCGTCTTGGAGGCGTTGCTCAATGCCTTGGTAGCGGATAGCGCACTCTTTCTCGTGCGCTTCAATCTTTGCTATAGCTTTTTCAGTGGGTGTCACTTGTCTTTAGCCTTACCTATGTTGATGGCAAGCAAATCAACGAAGCGGTACAGCTTTGCGATCCACTCATCATCTTTGGGTGTCGGAGTGCTTGCAGCGATCAACGATGCGATGGTGACAATCGTTGTGACCGTATTGATTATTGTAAGTAAATCCATGACTACTTAACTCCTTTCTTCTTAGACTGAGGTGTCTATCCTTCGTGTTGGAGCAAGGTCTGTAGCCTCAATCTTGTTACCTTTCTGGGTATACAAGGTAGGCATTACTGTCTCCACCATTTCCTTCACGGGTTGGCCTTCTGCGCCTGTACGCAGACGCTCTTGTTTTTCAACAGCAATCTGCTTCCAACTAACTTGAGCAGATCCGGTTACCGAACCCACGTCCATAGCTTACTGCACCACTTGCGCTTCTGGCTCTTCGCCCTCAACGGGCTTGACCGCCTTAATGATGGCCTCTTCGTAAGCGCCTAATACAACCTCGCGCTCGTTAAGATCTACCTTCAAACGTGCGATTTCTTGTCGAAGTTCAGCGACACGGGCAACATGCATCTGGGTTTCAATCTCAAACTCCGATACGTCATATTCTTCATCGTCAATGACAATCTTTCGTTCTAACTCATTCATTTCCAAGGTAATCCATCAATAGTTACTGGGCTTTTCTGTTCAGCTATCTGCGCTGCTAAGAAATTCTCAACAGACGTTACATCCTCTTTCGCTTTAACCCACGCAACTACGTCAGCCTCAGTCAAGTCAGCGTAAGGAATGAAATTTGAATCAGAGGGGTTAGGCGTAAATTGTACGATACCACGAGACTCTGCTGCGTAGTCCCCGTCTGCATCAGTCGCAAGATAGTGCGCCGTAATTACACCACCATCGGCGGCGTTTCGTTCAAGTTCAATTATGTTCCATGTAGCCATTAGTTATTTTCCTTTAAGGGTTCTACAATTACTTTACCGTTTTCATCAGTCCAGTTTGTATCAATCATGTGTGGGTCTTTACGCTCACCAACAACCATCCACGATATTGTGTCTGTGCATGTGTTTTCTTGAGCTGTAATCGTCAACGTATTCCCAGATACAGCACCTTTAACCGCAGTCCAACCTGATTCATTAGAAGTGAAGCACTGTACATCGCCGCAAAGAACTTCAAAAGTCCCCTCAGTCATTCCTGATGCCGTGTCAACATTTATGGTCGCAGAACCGTCAACCAAAGTTACTTTACCACGATAAATCAGGTCAGCTTGTGGCCCCTCTATGAACGAATGGACAAGCTCATGTGTCTCCGTTTTAGCGGGTAACGGGTGGTCAATGCGGAACGAACCAGAGCCTTTAGCTAAGGAACCAGTAACATTAGCATTGCCATCTACAGTGAGCTTATTAGATGGGCTAGAGGTACCAATACCCACGAGCTGGTTAGTGCCTACATAAAAGGCATCGCCATTTGTTGCCCCAGAGATCCTACAGCTACCGTTTACATCTAAATTATACGTCGGATTATCTTTGTTAAGCCCCAAATTTACTTTATTAGAACTGGTACTGACAAACTCAAGGCGCATTCTCTCGGCATAGCCGCTGCTTTGGTTGACTGTTGAAGCCCACACCATGTAAGCCAGCCCACTTGTTGAATCTTTAACGATGTAGTTATTCCAAAGATTGTACTGATTCCCAGATTGTTGACCAATTATGTAACTGATTCCAGCCACCGCACCTGTGCTAGTGGAGTTTTTCTGGATCATCACCCCGCCGTAACCTATTTGTTCACCATAAATAGCAGGGAAATAGGGGTTGTTGAAATAATCGCTCCAGATTTTTACGACAGGTCTTTCCCCATTCAGGACTCCACTAACCCCATCGCCAATAACCAAATAATTGTCATTGTCATTGACTAGGTTCAATAAGTAGCCGGAGGAATTAAGTGGATTAATGCCATTAACAGCAACATTAGACCAAGTTGCATTGTTGCTACCCTGAGAAGTAAGAACTTGCCCAGCATTGCCAGTGTTATTGCCGACTCTATAGGTAACCGCATTTATGGTGCCATCAACATCTAGTAGTTGATTAGGGCTATTAGTGCCTATTCCGAGATTGCCGGAACTATCCATTAACATCCCGTCGCCGCCCGCGTTTTGGACTTTGAACATGTCACCAGAACCAGATCCTTGGTATACATGCAAAAGAGCGAGTGCGTTACCTACATTTTGCCCAATGCCGACTTTATTAGCGGAGCTTAAATTAATTATTGTAGTAGTGGTGCTTGATGTTATTCCATCAACGCCGCCACCAGCAGCGTCCTCCCACTGCACACCGGAGCCTGTTGAGGTGAGAACCTGCCCGTCACTACCTTGAGTACCAGAAACGGTTAGGTTAGCGGTATTTGTAGTACCAGAAGTAGTTATTCCTGCGAATGTAGGACTGTCAGTAGTAGCCACGCCTTGATTAAGCGCCTTAACTGACGCAATACTGGTTAGCTCTGAGTCCATCAAAGCACCAGCAGCGGTTACATTAGCTGTGTCTGTTACGTCTGCATTCGCCTCAATACCGTCTAATTTGCTGTGGTCTGCCGCCTCAAAAGGAACCGACGCTACTCCATTAATGGTTAAAGCATCTGTTTCTAGCGTACCGTCAACGTCTACATCAGCATTAAAATCGACGTTTCCAGAGGCAGCTATGGTAGTGAAACTACCGGCAGCGGGAGTAGCGCCACCAATTACAGCGTCATCTATAGCTCCACCGTCAATATCTGGAGCATTAATGTCAGGACTTGTTAGGGTCTTGTTCGTAAGTGTCTGTGAGCCTGCGAGCGTAGCTACAGTAGCGTCAATTGCTACGGTGACATTATTTCCTGAAGCAGTGGAATCAACGCCTGTACCACCTAAGATACCTAAAGACTCAGAATCTAAGTCGATACTGATAGTAGTAGAGCCATCAGTTACATCAAGATCCTGTGCAGTAACCTGTGAGTCTACATATGCCTTGATAGACTGTTGTGTAGCAAGTTTTGTGGCGCTGTTTGAAGACATGTCGTCTTCGTCTTTAATGCCCGTAACTGTGGCCCCGTCGCCACCAATAGAGAGGCTAGCGATGTTGCTAATGCCTTCTTCTACGTTAGTCCCATCACAGAACACGACCATGTTTTTGCCAACAGGTACTGCTATGCCCGTACCGCTGGCGGTCTTAACCGTAATTACCTGCGCTGTACCGTTCTCAACGATGTAAATTTTTGAGGCTGCGGGGCACACAACCGTCCCTGCGCCTGATAGTGCCGTACCTGTATCGGTAAGCGTTAATATTGCCGCACGCGATTCAGACGTGGTGCCGTCTGCGCTGGTCAGCGTGTGCGAGTTAGCAGTCCACGTATTGATGACCTTGCGGCCTGCAACAGCTTCTTCAACCATCGAAGTGATGTTGTTATTAACCACATCACCCCATGTACCAGATAATTCGCCTTGAACTGGTAAGGCGAGCTTCAGAATTGTCGTATATTGAGTTGCCATCTAAAACCTCATGCGGCTATTTCTTGCCAATTTGGATTTTGGGCCGTATCTATCTCGCCCCAAATGTTTATGGTACCTGCGGCCCCTGTTGCGGCTACACCCGTAACGAGTATACTCGCGTCACCTGACACTACAACACTACCAACAGCTCCGGTAACGGATACCCCAGTCGGGAATACCCCGCAGCCTTCTCTGATGAGTGGCGTTCCTACCGCTCCTGTAGCTTCTACTCCAGTAACATCAGGTATGCTGGAACTCCAAGCACCCTGTCCCCAACTACCACGGCCCCAACCAACATCGTTGAAAACAAGTGGTGTCCCTATCGCTCCTGTGGCTTCTACCCCAGTAACATCAGGTGTTCTAAGATTCCACGGGCCTTGTCCCCAACTACCACGGCCCCAGCCGCTGACGCTAGCCATAAATATTCGCTACGCGATACGAATAATTGCAGTAGACGCGGCTGCTGCTGGGAACTGAATCGTAAAATCGCCTGACGTTGAGGTCTTATCGCTACCAAAAGCCAAGGCGCATACTGCTCTATTGCTATTGGTACTGTTATAAATCAAAGCCCCGTTAGCGGTAATTGTTGCGTTAGAAAACGTAAGATCTGCGAAATCCGTAAACGCGGTAGTGCCGCTTGTTGTTGGGTTTATATTCGTCAGGGTACCGCCACCTGCGGAATATCCTGTGCCACTTGTTTCGTTGGCAGTTGCATAAGCGGTAGTGCTTGCCCCTAGAGTTGCGGAACTTGTGTACAACGCCAATTTGAAAGTGTTGCCACCACTCGCTAGGAAATTGTGCTTGGCTTCCATAAGTTCTTTCTTGAAAGACGTACACATCGCAGTCGAAATAGCCATTATAGACTCCTAATTATGTCTGCCATGTCCTTATGGCCTTGACGTTCAAGTTCAACAACCAAAGTGGTTCTATCACTCTTAATTGCTTCTCGTATGCAGTGCAAAGCCGTGGCTCTAACCGCTTCCTTAAATGCTTGCGCTTGCTGCGCTATTGCAGGGTGGCAACTGCTACCTACGCTTACGATACGGTCTGCGGCAGATTGTGCCCAGAACTCAGGATCGTGTCCACCATCCGCCGTGGTGGTGACAATTACATTACCTACTTCCATTTGTGGCGCTTCAACTAACATTTTTAGCTAACTGGAACTCTAAATTGGCCTGCACGGTAAGCATCTTCTCGTAACTTACCATCGCCCAGAACCTTGAGAAGTCCAAGAGCCTGTACGTACATCTTATCGTACAAGGCAACTAGATCAGGCTCGCCTTTCATAAACCGTAGGGCTTCAACTAACGCCCCGTTCAACAAAGCAGAATCAAATTCTTCTCCGAGCCACGTAGTACCTGCGGTAACTATGGATTCTGGGTAGTACCCATAATGCAGTTCCGTCGTATACGTGCTGTCAGGAGTAGGCCCAAGGATGATAGTGTCGTCATCGAAGTAGCCGTAGTGTTTGGGTAACCCTGTAGCGTTAGGGTTGGGGTACGCCTCACGCATGAAGTTAACGTCTTTGTTCAACAAAAACGAGTAGTTACCGTTACCATCCACAACAGCAAGGCTGTACGAATACAAGAAATCAGTGGGCGTTGCCAAGTAGTTATTGTTGGTTGTCATAACACCGAGTACGTTTTTACGTAACGCAGGTATCTGTACAGCGTTATATATCTTCTGCTCTGCTTGTTCTGTAAACATAGCAAGCTGGGCATCCGTAAAAGAAGTTTCACAGATGTCCTGAATGTTTGCTTTTAACTCGGTGTAGTTCATATCTTACGCCATAGGGCCACGGGCCATCGTACCTTTCGTTGCAGCGCCTGTACCACGAATCTTAATGCCAGTGGTCTTTACGCCCTTCATATCAGGCTTAGGTGCGCCCTTAACTTGCTTGATCTTGCTATCTTTTTTCATATCACGACTCTACGTTGTGGTTACTGTTACTGTCCCTACCTGACCCGTTGCTACTAAGTCGTTAGGAGCAAGGCTATAAGGGTCATCCCCCACACCTACAGGGTTCCAACCCCACTGTGTCTGCCTACTACTGTTGGCTCCAGCTTCCCCCAAACTTCTGTCAGGTCTTGGATCTCTGATAGCCTGCGGATCATCTACTGGAGTCTCACCCAACTTTAGTTGCGGTTGGTCTGGGTTCCAGCACTCTGGGCAAGCCTTTATGTTTGTGTCTATACCCTTACGTACTAAGTTCTTCAGCTCTCGTAGCTTATACTGAAACCCGCAAACATCACATTCAGCAATAGCTTTTTGTGCTGATGCAAAACGATTCGACATTGTTACGCCCTACCGATACGAGGTACAAAGCGTGCGGATGTTTTTTCTCTATCTTCTCCCGCCGCTAGCGCAAACTGCTCTTCGTACGCTTGTTTGAGCATAGCCACACGGTCTACCAACTCCGGTTCTTTCATAGCAATGTAGTAAGCAAGCCCCGCCACCAGACACGGAAAGAACCTAAAGTTCATGTCAGCGGTCTCTATCCCGTTTCCTGCGTCTTCTATACGACGCATACGCCAGTAGTAGAAAATGTAGTCATCACTGTCTGGAACGGGCCATACGTTGATTTTGGGGGCATCTCGCAGGCGTTCTACGAATACTTGAATCGGCCTACCTTGGGTTAACTTGTTAGGTATAGAAGCGTACGTGCTAACGCTAATACGGCTTATAGTTAAATCTGACTGCGTAGCTACATTGCCACTGCCCGTACGGATCTGCTGCTCTAGTAAGTCTATGGTGTCAGCAGGTAGCGTGTACTCAGAAGTACCTTGCGTAAGACTCAACGTGCCTTCGTCAATCGTCCACATGTTGATGCCACGGTTCTGCCACTCAATGGTCATCAAGTTCATAGAGCGTCTGGCGGTGCGTAGGTCATACCCAGAACGCATTTCACGACCCGCACGCTCCCACGCCTCTTCAGCGATCTCCGTGAAGTCCATATCAAATGCAGTTGTTCCAGATGTAGCCATTGTCTGTTCCTATACGTACAGGGTCTTTTTACGCCTGTTATCCATTACTGCACCGCAACCTCTGTGGTTTGCGCGTATCTGACCACCAGCTCTTGCCGTTCTAACCTTGGCTTTAGGGGTATTAGACACCACCTGCTGCCCTCTAGCACCAGCCTTTTTCTTCTTACGTGCCGTAGTAGCTCGCTCAGATTGGCTTAAAGACCGTGCCTTGGATAACGGTAGGCAACGATCTGGGTTCTTTTTGTTTTTAGACGTGCCGCATTCACCTTTGATCTTGCCATCGGTGCCGATACGAACCCATTTCTGGTCACGCCATTTCTTCAAATCACCCATTACTTACTCTTCTTCTTGCTACCCTTAGCATAATTAGGATCTTTGCAATACTTAGAAGCTGCCATATTCGCATAAGCAGACGGGTACGTGTCGAAGGTACGTTTGGCCCAAGCCTTTCCCTTCGCACATATCTTCCCGCCTGACTTATAGTAGCGTCTCATCGAATCTTCGCTGGACGTACGCCCCTACGGGCAATGCCTGCGCCCCTGACTTTGCCGCCAGTTTTGTAACCTTTGGTCTTCATAGCGCCACCTTTGGCGTAGCCCTTAGACTTCATCATGCCGCCTTTAGCCATGTAGCCCATCTTGTTACGCACTTCCTTCGGCAGCTTTTTGAGTCCCGTATTGTCTTCTGGTGCTTTTTTCAACGGGCCACCGCCAGCTCTGTAGCCCTTGGCTTTCATCTTGGACTTCATCATGCCGCCGCCCATAGCTTTTTTAACGGGCTTCTTAGCTTTCTTCGCGTCAAACGCCGCTGTAAGTTTTTTAGCTGCTGCTGAGTCGGCTTTAGATGTAGGTCGTCTGTCGTTCTTATCTATGAAGTTAAGATAGTCACGTAACGACAGACCAGTTTTCTTTAGCTGCTCTCGCGTAACATTGGCTTTCTTTTCATCACCAGAACCCACGTTACGCCGTACTCCGGGCTTCTTATCCTTGCCTGTTACATTAGCAAGCCCTGATTTGGGGTCTTTCATACTGTTATTGATTTCTATAGGAGTCTTCCCCGGTGTCGCTACGCTAGAAGTTGTAGGCTCTTTTTGAGGCTTTGCAGGGCGCGTAGGCTTCGGTGTAGCCGCATTAGCCAAGCTGATAGCAGAAGGGCGCTTAGGCATTGGGTTGTCTTTCTTGACCTTAGCCATGTTAGCTGCGCGTTCTGCGTCCATAGGAGCTTGTCGCTTATTACGTTGCCCACCTACAGCCGTTGTACTAGCTGTACGACCTCTACGCGCTTTAGACTCACTACGCATCTGCGAGCCTCTCGCACGTTTCTTAGCTTCTTCAGCCTTCTTCTGGGTCATTGTCATAGGCTTATCATCGTCTTTCTTCTTGCGACCTAACAAACCACCTAAAAACATCTTCTTCGGCTTCATAACTTACTCCGCGTACAAATTATCAAACACTTGATTCACGTCCAGCGTGTAGTCCAAATCAGACTTGCTGTAGTGAATGTGTTGAGAAGGGCGGAAATCTGGTGCGCCCTCTCCTGTTTCAAACCAAGCGGGATGTGTCACCCGCACCCTATTATTCGGTAGAGCTACGATGTTACCCGTATATGGGCCAGCATCCAGTAGTTCCATCACATGACTCTGCTTGTGTTGTGCAGGGTCATCAGCAATCTCGTTGTTCGTATAGTCCACCGTGAACATATACTTCGCGGGGTACATCTCCCCATCTATCTTTGCCAGCCAAGGGCACGGTGTAGCTCTGTCAAGTACGTACACCGCGTGATCCCTAGACGAACAATCCCAAGGCTGTGCAGCCCATACGGGCATGGGTTCGGGCCACTCGTCTAGCGGGGTGTCCCCTACTAACGCTGTAATTGGCATCCGTGCCCACATTGCACCTCCATGCACATTGGGTTCGTCTTCTTCGTCATACGTCTCAGCTCCAGTAAATATCATTTGGAAACTGAGGCATCTGGTCGGCATTGTCGTAACAGCAATAGCCATAGCGTGAATAAACTCGCCGTGGTACTTCTCGTGGTTATGGGTGTATTCCTTCCTCACCCAGCACTTGAAGTACGGAATGTTGCTTTGTAGGTACGCCACTCAGCAATTCCACTTCCGTAAGCTCTTGTTTATACGGCTATTCGGATCATTCGCCGTCTTGGAGCTAGTATTACGTTTCTTCATGCCTTTCATACGTGCACAAAACGACTTACGCCGTTTAGCAGCCTTAGAGCCTTTCTTGAGCTTACTGGGCTTAGTCGTTACAGCGGTCTTCAGCTTACTTCCGGGGTTCTCCCTTCTGTAGCTGTCCACACCTTTCTGATTAAGTCCGCCAGACTCACTCTTGCCTTCCTTGCGCGTCCAAGCAGCGGTACTACCACCACTCTTAAAAGACGCACATGGAGACTTCTTGTAGTAACTACGCATGTTAGCTGTAGAACACCGTCACTGCGGTCAAATTAGTAAACGCGCTAACGTACACGTCGCCTTCAAAGCGAATGCCATAGTCTGGAATGTTTACCGAGTGGGTAGCCCCAGTGCTGAAATCTAAGTCCAGCAAAGTAGATCCACCGTTACCGTCAGTAATAGTAAGTCTAGGAGACCCTGAACCAGCCGTTAGCACCTGTACCTGACGTACTCGTGCTGGGCCAACTGCTAAGGAGCCTGTGCCTGTAATGCGTTTAGTCTGAATATCAGAACTAGGCATAAACGCCTCCTATTAGCTAAGAGCCGCGCCTACAGCAGTTACCCAAGCAGTGCCAGTGCTGATTACGATGCAGTATTCATCGTCACCAGAACCATTGTCAGAAACCATGTATACGGTTCCGGCAACAACGCCAGTAGCGGCGGGTAGGTTTGCGGTAGTCACAACTGGGATTTGGTAGCCGTTGTCCGAACGGACGGGGCCAGAAAAAGTGGTTTTAGCCATCGTTTTTTCTCACATGTGAGTTTAAGTAAATCTGTCTACATGTCGTCAGTCGGGCCTGTCAGATTTACCGGATTGTTTCCCGATATGACTGAAAGTATACCCTACTTTTCATCAAGTCAATAAAAAGGGGAGCCGAAGCTCCCCCCTTATCAAGCACCGTAGCTTATGCGCCGGGTGAACCGAAGATCCCGAGGGGATCAGATACACCAAACGAGTAACGCTCACGAGCCTTGTAGCGGCTGTTGCCCGTATCAAAGTCTGCATCCATAGAGGTAGACATTGGGGTACGAACAAAGTGCTTCAGGCCATTAGGCACATCAGTGGTCAAGAACCAAGCATCTGTGTCAGTCAGATAATGGTTAACCGTGTAGCCTTCTGGGATTGAGCCGTTGTTACGGAGTGCGTTCAGATCGTTGTCAGCCGTACCAACTCGACCCTCGGTATCCAACAAACGAGTTGCAACGAATTGCAGCGCAGGTGGGATAACCAATTTGCGGGGCTTGGCAGCGATCAACAGACCACGCTCATCAGTCCAACCAGCAAGCTGGATAACGGCGGCTTCTAAAGAAGTCTCGTTAAGGTCAGCAGCAACAGCAGGACGGTTTGAGTTAGTTCCGCCAGAAACTAGCGGATGGTCAGTTGCACACAACACTTTGCCGTCACCGTAGGTTGGGTTACCTGCACCCGTGAACGCTTGGTTCAGGATAGCGGCAGCTTTAACCTGCTTGGTGTAAGCCATAGCGCGAGCAAGAGCTTTCGTATAACGAGATGACAGTGAGTCATACAAGTTATCTTCAATCGCTTCCTCGGTAACACTAAAGCCCATAGCAATGGTTTCGTGCGTGTAACGAGCGGTAAACGCTTCTTGTGCGTTGTCGTAATCAATGGCAGAGCCTTCGTCTTTGACGGGGGCTGCACCAAAACCAGACAACTTAACTTCTTCCTCAAAGGAACGGTCAGAGCTTTCAGATTCAAAAATCTCTTTGTGCTCTTCGCCGTACTTCGCATATTCCATACCGAAAAGTGCGTTAAGTCCGGGCAATAGCTCCTTGAGGAGTTGGGCGCGTGAAATAGCCATTATTCAGCTCCTTACTTATAGACCAACAGCATTTGTCATGCTGCTATAGCCGGGATTGAATTTAACCAACACGTCTGGATACGCATCACCAATAGGTGATACAGCAGCCACGATACGGAAGGCAGCGGTGGTTGTCTTCGTAGTTGCATCCAATGCACTCGTAGAGTTACCCGTCGTGGTAGAACCAGTAGAGGTAGACTGAGCAGCAGCAAAGAACGTGTTAGCGCCAATGTCAGACTGGTCAGCAGCGCCATCCAGTTGAGCTTGGAACAATACGTTCGGATCATCTACAACATACGCCTCAACAACACCAGTGGTGCCGCTTGGGTAGTATTGACCGTAGATTTGTTGCCCTTGAGCATTGATATATGAACAACCAACAAACACGCCCAAAGAACCCGTCAAAGTGGTTCCAGTAGGAAGTGCGTTAGTAGTGCCGTCGGCACCAGTAGCTGTTGACAACGCGATGTACCCGTCAGCACCAATATGGACTACTTGTCCATTAAAGATGTTGGTACCTTCCCCAGCAGGGTCGATTAGGTACGTCGAAGTCGCGCCAGCATACGGTAGTCCGTCAGCGCGTTTTACAGGCTTTAGCCCGTAAGGTGCAGCAGTTGTAGCCATGTTAATGGACTCCTAATTTAAGATTAACCGCCTCTACCGAACGATACGGTGGATTTCCGCTCGTTGAATATAGGCATACGCGGATCGTTTTCGCGCATTAGGTTGTTATCTACAGAGTTCATTTGAGATTTCGTCTGCTGATTATAGTAATCAGTACGTTCTTGAACTAACTCTGCCGGAGCTTTGCACAACATCAGACCGCCGATCACCACGTTATCTGCGAAGCGTTCATTCTCCACAGTTACCATAGTAATTTCAGGGTGATCTTCAGCCCGTACTGGCTCCCAACCCTCACGCAATTTCGAGGAGACGTTGGTGGCATCCACCTGACCCTGCGTAGCCACACGCACCCAGTGAAATTCGTATCCATCTTGTGGCGTAGGGGTAGGTAATACCTCTGGACGCTGCCACGCTCTGGTACGAGTTTTTGATTCACGAGTCGCGCTGTCACGCTTGATTCTGTTCTCAGCCATTATCCGTTCCTCATTTCTAATGCAACCTGTCTGGCGTATTCTTCCAGCGGTACTCCAAGTCTCTTAGCAAGTGCGACCTGTGTTTGCGATAGTGTCACCTTTTTAGGTGCTGTGCTCCGCGTAGCGGGTGCAACCACATTTGGCCGTTGCTTTCGTGACTCTCGTGTCGCTGAAGGGACTTCTCCGAAATAATCGGGAAACACCTCTCGCATACGGGCGTCAATGCGCTCGTAGTATCCGTCATCGTTAGGGTATACACCCTCACTAACTAATTTGTGATGTACCCCGTATGCAAAACTTTGCATTTCGAGGTCTTCATCAAACCAAGGGTTAGCTGCTCGCCACTCCTCGGCTTTTTCATCTCGGACGTGCTCTTGCACAGCCGGTGTTTCAGTGTCTTGTACAGCAGTTTCTTCGTCCTGTAAAGACGGTATCTGGAAGTTTTCTAGCTTATCTGATTTCAGCTTCGCTGTAGTTAACTTCTCCTGTGCTTCTAGCAACCTATCAGCATCACCTTCGTCGTATGCTGTCTTATAAGAGCGTTTGGCGCTTTCCATTTCAATAGCGGCATTCCGCTTGGCTTGCTCAAGAAGCGCCTCTTGGTTTTTGCTGACGTTACCCTTTAACGTCTTATTCTCTTCAACCAGCCTCTGAGCAAGAGATTCTAGCTCTTTCCGCTCTCGTTCGGCTGCTTCTTTGGCTCGGCGCTCGTCGTGGTAGCCTTTACTGATGTGCTTGATCCGGTTACGTACTTTCTTAGAGTAGCCTTCAAGTTCTTCATCTGTAACGTCAGGCGGTGGCTGAGATGGCTTGTAGTCACGATCAGCCTTTGGCGTATCATCCACAATCTCAATGTCCAACTCATCCGGTTCTGACTTAGCTTCGACTTCAGATTCAGTAGAAGTATCCGCATACTCGTCCGCACTCTTTCTACCAGATAGGTCAATTTCGACTTCACCAGAACCCTCCACCTCTATAGAAGTATCTTTCTCTTCATCAGGGAAACTGTATTCAACTTTTTGAAACGGCATGTCTACTCCTTACGCTCGTGATACGCCACTAGGGTCAGCTACAACAGCTTCAATAGAGTCATCGTTCATCAGACGATACTCTAACCCGTTAACCTTAAATCGTGTGCCTGAATTAGCACGAAACATCACATAATCACCTTGTTTACACCAAGGGCCGGTCGTGAACCTTTCGGGGTCGTTATAGGCTTGTTCGCCCATATCCACCACAAGGCCGATGATCGACATGATATGTTCCTGATTCTTGATCGTGTCCGTCTTGAGCAGGTTAGTGCCGTCAAAAGTCTCTTCGATCTGCGGAAGCGCAATCAACACCCGATAGCCCACAGGCATAGGTAGTTGTGCTTCCAGTTCTTCCGTAGCTTCAACTGTGTCAACAGCTTCACTCATCGTCATACTCCAAATTGCGCGAGAGGTCGTCTACATAGCCCAGACAGGTTTCGAGACCTCGAATCAAACCTGTGGTTTCCTTGTACATGGAGAAGTCTTTAGCTCCCCCACCACTGAGAAATTGTAGTGCAGAGTCCTTATCGGACTCGATTCGTTCCTTTAGCACGTCTAAGACGGTTGTAGCCATTATTGGCCTCTATTGTTGTTGGAATCCTTTATTGTCTTGAGTAGGTCAAGATCTAGTTTTGTATTGTCTTTCCTACGATCTGCGGCAAGTTTTGCACCCGCTTTCTGCGCGTCAATCTGCAACTCTTGACGTTTCAGGGCTATTTCAGCCTGATCTATCTGAGCATCTTGCATCTGGTCACGGGCTTTTAGCTCCAATTCAGCCTGCTTCATCTGCGCGTCTAGCTGGTCTTTAGCCGCTTTACGCTGCACTTCTTGCTGCTTGATCTGTAGCTCTGCTTGCTGCATTTGTATAACGGGGTCTTGAGCCTTCTGCTGGGCAGCTTGTTGAGCCGCTTGCTGCTGGTGCTGCTGTGTAAGTTGTTTACCTGCATCAGCGACCAGACGAGCCAGATTGACTTCGACCTGTTCAGGTAGCTCCTCACCCGGAGGTGGTAGCGGTGCGCCTAGCTTCTCTTCCATCTGCTTGCGATAGTTGAAGCCAAGGTGTTCTGCGATGTGCGCCTGTAGCGCAGCCATAATCGGCTTCGCTTGAGGGTTTTGCCCGATCATCTGCATGATCTGTGGGTCTTGCATGAACGCTTGGTGCGCTGCGATGTGCGCTTCGTGGTCTTGGTAGATAAATGCCTTCATAGGCTTACCAACCAAGGCGTCCATGTTCTCGCTGACTGGATCAGTCGGTTTCACATCGTCCTCTGTTGGGACGAGTTTGTCGGCGTTCTTAACGCCTAATACTTCGATCATCTGCCTGTGTAGCTGTGGCAGGTTGTATATCTGCGGTGCTGACTGCGACATCTGCAATACCGCTTGGTACTGCACAACGCGCTGGGCCATCGTGGAACTGTTCGGGTCGCTAACTGGAATGACATCAACTGCCATATAGTCTGCTACACGAGCGGTTATCTCACCCCTAAACGGCTCATACGCATATTCTTCTGGCGCGTGCTCCGACATTATAGCCTTGAGCAGCTTAAACTCCTGCTTCATAGCGTAGTGGACACGGGCCTGTACCGCAGCCATAGGCTTCAGCGTACGTTCTAGCAATGCCAGCGTAGTACCCACAGGGGCGTTAGCCGACATGTCTGAGATGTTCATGTCACTGATAGCGCCCAGACGACGGCCTTCGTTCGTGATCTGGTTCAACAAAGCTAACAGAGTCTGGCTTGGCTCCTTATATGGGAGCGGCATGATGTTGTCGCGGATGCTGCCTGACGGCACGTCTACGTCCTTGAACTCTCCCGGCTCAATCGGCGTGTCATCACCCTTAATACGCAACCCACGAGCTTTTAAGCCCCCCGGCAAGTTAGCCAGCGTGCCAGCGTCCACCAGTTGCCGTATCAGCGACGTTCCCGCCTTAGCGTATCCCCCTATGATGTGGATAAGGCCAAGCCCATAGAACCCAAATCCGGGCACATATACATAGTGCACAAAATGCTGACGCTTGAGCATCAACGAGTCATCGGGGTTCCAGTTTCGACGTATCGCTAGGATCTCGTTTGTACCACGCTCTAGTGTCACTACATATGGCTTGGCGATCTCATCATCGTCTTCGTCAACACCATCAATAACGAGATCTGCGTGTATCTCATATAGAGAGTAGCGATCATCGTCTGTTAGGGAGTACCCACCTTCTTCAGCCTTACGCTTCTCAATGTCGGTGTGGTATGGCTGTGGACTGCCCAGATCTACGTCTCTGTAGAACCCACCAGCCTGTAGCTTCTTCAACTCGTTCTTAGTCTTACGCATGATGTGCGTAACACGTTCTGCTGTCTCAATATGAGAGGCACCATAAGGCACAACCACATCTTCAGCGGGGATATAGATAGCGACCTGTCGGCCCAGATTTGGGTCAAAATAGACCTTCTTGAACGCACTGCCAGCCAGCCCAAGGCTGTACAGGAGCCGCTCGTGCTCGGGTCGGTACTCCACCATGCGCTCGGTGAGTTCGTAGTTCATGTCCGCTTTTACGCGGTTTGCCGCCTCTTCCTTGTCCTTATTCTCTTCGCCAATGATCTTGACCCGTACAGGGCCAGCGGCTGGGAACGTCTCGGACATTGTTTCGGCTTGGAAGCGGATAGCAGCTTCAGCGAGGACTGTAGAGTACACGCCACACGCGCCTTCCCACGGGTCAGTGCGCTCTTCGTACTTGAAGCCCAGTACATCCAGACCCTTAACAAACGTATCAGCCCAATCTTTGCGGCTGTCGATGTCGGCATCTACTAGCCCCACTAAGTCATCGGCTAACTCGTTAAGTTGTCCGTCATCTAGCGCCTCTGCCAAGTTAGCGTCGAACGACATAGTGTCAGTGATGTTAGCGTCAGGTATTAGTGTGATCTCCACACTACCGTCACTCATGGTAATCATCTCTGGATCTACAATCTCAATCTCCAGAGCAGACTCACCTTCCATCTCTAGCTCGTCATCAATACCTTCAGGTGCTGCGTATAAACCTTTCTCAATAGCCATAATCTAACCTTTAATAGAAGCCGCCCCGCCGCGACTTAAAGTATCTTTGTTCTTCAGGCTCATCTGTCGGTAGGCGTATAAAACCACCCTGCCTGAAACGCATGAGAGCCATGACCGTGGAGTCAACTAAGTCATCATGGCTCATAAACGGAAATCCAGCAATCTCCTCAACTACCTCTTCCGCCCACCGTGTGGGAGGCACCCACACCAGACCAGACGCAACAATATCAGATACTGAGTTAAGACGTGCTAACTTATCACCTGATCCCCTGTGAGGCGTGTACTCTGATACCGGCAGTCCCATACGCCTCATCTCTTGATACAGCGCCGTACCCGATGACTTCTTCTCCACGATGAACGCATCGGGTTCCCACTCACTATACTCCTCCAGCGCCAACTCTTTTAGCTCTGGGAACTCCAGCCGCTTCTTTATACTGTTCAGCAGAATGATGTGGTAGTTGTCGTACTCTTCGTTGAGGAACACACCCCACGTAGTCAACGCCGTAAAGTCGGCACGGTTGTGTTTCTCTGCCGCTGCGTCCAGTGACATGATTATGTACTCACAACTCGGAGGCCGTTCCTGCTCCCACAGGTTCCACCACTCCCGCTTGACCAGCGCAGCCTCTTCCGCCGTGGGTGTCTGCTGGTACTGCGCGTTCCACTGGAATGTAGGCATCGACGCCTTAGTCCGTAACAGCGCATCTAGGTCGAAGAACTCGGGCCACAGCGGTTTCTCCACTATGTTGTCTGTCTCCTCGTCCTCAATCTCCAGTATCGCAGGGAATTCGACGATCTCGTACTCATCCGCCCTGTCATTCTGCGCCATATCGCGTGTCACACGCCCTGTCAGGTCGTCCATGTGCCATCGGGTCTGGATTATTGCCACACGGCCCCCCGGCATCAGACGAGTCCGTGCACCGAAGGTAAACCACTCGTATGCCTTCTCAAAAACAGCAAAATTACCGTTAATTACGTCCTGTTCCGAGTGTGGGTCGTCCACCAACAGCAGATCTGCACCACGACCAGCCAGTGCAGAGCCAATACCGCACGCATAATACTCACCACCGACGTTAGTATTCCATCTACCAGCCGATTTTGAGTCGCTGGCGAGCTGTACCGTGGAGAAAATGGACTGGTAGGCGTCTGTAGAGATCAAATTTCGCACTTTTCGGCCAAAATCCACTGCCAAATCAGTGGTATGCGACACCATCATCACCTTTTTGTTCGGATTCCGCCCTAAAAACCACGCTGGAAAGAAAATAGATACAAGTTGGGACTTGCCGTGGCGGGGTGGGATGTTCACACAGATGCGATCCTTGTCCCCTGACTCAATCGCCATCAGCATATTCGCCAAAATCCGGTGGTGTTTGCCCACAATGAAGTCCGGCATCATCATCTGACAGAACTCTATGAGGTCATTGTAGGCAGCGGCGTTCGTTTTTCTTACGGCAAGCTCGTCCACGATGCGGTTGATCTCAATGACTTCCTCATCAGAGAACGCATCGAGGTTGTCCAGCATGTTCTGGACTTCTTCCTCGGTAAAATCGGGAACGGCCTCAACCATCGTGGTCTTGAGTCCCCAACTCTTCACTCACATCGAACGCGCCCTCTATATACTGCCCGTCTACGACCACGTCTACCGGCTCGACCAGCTTCTCCAGCTTTGAACGTAACTTACTACGTAGATCCTCCGTAGATTGGTGGGTTACTGTGACCTCGGACTTCTCTGCAAATAGCCCCACGTCCGAAATCTTCCCGAGTAGTTCCAGTGCTCGCATACGAATGCGAGGATCTGTGTTCTCTGACTCCAACAGTAACTTGTTAGTGACTAGATACCGAATCTGGGTTGCGCTTTCTGCAACAGAGTGCCCGAACTCTTGAAGGATGTTGTTTGTCAGAATAAGGGAGGCAGGGGTAAGTTTCGCCGCCTTCTTCGTGGTAACCACTTTAGAAGTTTTTTCAGGATCGTCAGCATAAGCAACAGCAAGTCGAGCAGCGGTATCTTCATCTTCCTTATCGGGGGTTATATCTAAACCATGTTTAGAGAGTTCTAGGGCGGTACTACATGCAGCGGCGGCACGATCCTTCAGATCAACAAGGGAGAGGTCATCAGAGAAAGGTACGCCGATTTCAGGTTCTATAAACAGAGTCATAGGCACAGATTGTATCGCTGGCTAGTAGCCGTTGGCGCGAATATACACCAAAAACCACTAGATATAACAAAAAATTTTTTCTGTGGGGGACTTTTATTTTTGGGGTGGGGGGTTTCCTGTGTGGGGATTAGTAGGGAACGGCCTCAAAAAACGTCCGAAACGCTCTGGAGAACAGATTGTTCGTGGAGATTAGTAATATACAGATGTCGCGGAGTCCCTAGATATGTGCGCGGGGGTGGGGGTAGGGTGGTGATCGCGTAGACTATAACATGTTATAGATTGGTATATAATGCCATTTTTTGCGTTTTGCTGGTGATTTGTTACTATGTATTCGTCGCCATTAAGCGGCATAAATAAAACAAAACAGGATAAATCAAATGAATAAGCAATCAATACGTTCTATGTACGCGGCCATCGCAAGCTTCGGTGTTGGCGAAACATTGCAGCTCGACGCAGTGGCGGAGTTTTTGGCGGCGGGTGGCCGATC